GCCAGAATGAACGCCATACGCGCAGCCGCTGACTTCACATTGCAATACAGCGTCATTGCCGCTGTGCACGGCGTATCCTGTCGCGCCAGTGACACGAATGTTGCGAGAGATGAGGATGACTAGTGCGTTCTGGATTTTGGCATTGGTTAATCCTGCTGTAACTGTAATTGTACTTGCCGCGATGCCGCTTGCGGCGATTGTTCGCTCTTCAGTATCCTTGCCCGCATCAATGTCATCAATACGAATCGTGTCACCATCGGCCCAGATGTCCGCAGTAACGTCGGTGTCTACTGACAATACTGTTTGACCTGCGGCTTCCGCTGCGCTTAGTTTTATGATTGGATTGGTAGGCTGCGTACAATATAGCAGCAAGCTCAATCCGCCGCCCAGCGCGAATTTGTGCGCCCCGTTGAGATCGATTGTGAATGTGACGTTGCTCGGCAATGGTGTGCCTGCGCTGCCAGCGCGGAACGTTCCCGCGCCATCTATATCTGCCGAGCATTTCAACACATAGCTGCCCGCAGCGGTGGAGCATTGCAATGTGCCTGTGACCGTGAGGTCTACGCCTGTGCCGAATCCGCTTTGATCAACATCGAATGTGACTGTGTGACCGTCAGCAATGATGACTGTATCGCCATCGCCAGGCACGCCAGTGTCCCATGTGCCAGCGGCTGACCATAATCCATCGCCGACGCTTGTTCTAGTAGCCATGCTCTGATTCCCTCAGTGGCGCTGTCAGCGCAGCCAAATCTGCTAACAATGGACTGTGAGCCAATACCTCAGCACGTTGGGCGGGTTGTAGTTCTTCCCACAGTTTCAGCGTTGCTGCATAGTGTTCTGTAAGCAACGTCAACGCCCGTCTGATCTGCTTGCGCTTGCCAGGCGTCAGTTTGATGCTCTTTTTGCGTCGCTTAGACAATGTGCCCATCTTCCGCCTCGATTTCGACGCTTGGCTGCAATGCTTCTTGCTGGGCTTGCCAGTACTCCTGCGCAAGTGTCATAAACGCTTCTGAAGACGGCCGGGTCTTGGAGCGTATCTTGAATTCGATGCGTTGTTTGTCAGGCAGTAAAATCTGCGCATACCATGCGTATTTCATATTATAGCGTCGTATGATTTCAAACATTGTTCTCCGTATGACCGTCAGGGCCGCGCTGGATCAGCATCCTGGTCTACCTTCCGCGAGGCTTCTCATGGTCACCTCACTTGTTTGTAACGAGGCCGGTACTTGGCCTCGACCTTGATCTGGTCCGAGATATTCCACGGCGCGCCTGTCCCGCTGCGCAGCCAGCAGAATACGATGGCCGCTGGCTGGCCGTTTGGCAGATGCAGTGAATTCCACAGGTCAAGCCGATCACGCATTCGTTCTGTATCCACGTCATATGCCGTGAAGCCGCCATAATCGCGGCTGCACGTGTCCAGCACCACGACGCGATTTTGCGGCCAGGACGATGTAGACGGCAATTCTGCATATGCTTCGTAGTCGTGCGGCAGCAACAGCACGCCGTCGCAATACAGATCACCACTGGCAGCGTCGGCCTCGACGTTCAGTTCCAGATAGCAGTACGTTGCACCTGACCAGTCGCCAGGCACGTAGTACCGCTGTAGCGCGTACGGCGGGATGTAGTGCGACGGGATGCAGAGTATCTGCTCTCGGTCATCGCCAGTCTGCCACGTGTTATCGCCGCTGGCGTAGAATTGCTTTGTGTCTGGTCCCTCGGCGTAACCTGTGACAACTTTGTACGAGATGTGGTGATGGCTTGCCTCGGCAGTCAGAAAGCGTCCCAGCAGCCGCTTGTAGCCGTAGTACCAGGCCAAATCTTCTGGCTCAGTGGCAATCGGTATCTGGATGCGCGTGACTTCGTCCGTGGTGCTGGGCGTGGTGTGTGAACAGTTGTTGCTCGCACCGCCAGAGGCCCCAGCATCTGTGGCCAGCACAGTATCGCCGTCGAATGACGCCGAGCCGTCTTCAGCCTGTAGAAACGGTTTGCATTGCCAGCCGCGCAGCAATCGGCGATGCGGGTCGTTGTGGATTGGGAAGCCGTTTGTGGTCATGCCTGCATACAGGTAGAGCGGCGTCTGCGAAGCGGTCTGCTGCGTCAATAACAGCTTCAGGCCGGCCCAGTCGTCACCTGGGCCGTTTAGCAATTCAATCCAGTCATGTTCATCATCGGTTTCGTCGTTGCTGTTATAGATCACACCAGTGCCTGTGTGTGACCAGACAACTGGCAACTCGGCACTGCCACGCCCTTTTGCCACACGCGCGCTGCGCTCCGTGGCTGTGAGCTCGCCGTCATAAATTTGCAGCTCTAGTATCTCGGCTTCCCAGTGCCCTGCGGGCGTGCTGTCTGAACCGAGCCAAAACGCGGCATTGGGCGCAGGTGCAGCATAACTGGCGGCAGTGCCTGCGGTCGCAATTGCCGAGCCACCCAGCGCATAGGCTTCTACGCGCAGTCCGTTTGCGCCATACTCAGCAAACACATGTAAACTATCATCTGCCGAGAAAGTAGCCGCTCCTGTGACGGCAGTATTCGTGCCATCGGTGAATTCAAAGCGTGTGTTGGCTTGGTCGTAGTGCAAGCGCATTGAGCCGCAGTAAAACAGATAAGCGTCGGCCTCGAAATCGTCGCTGTCGAATGGCGCTTTGACGATCATAGATACTGTAGCCGCTACACGCGGCAGCATGAGCGGCACAGTGCCGACGGCGTTGCGATAGAACACGCCACCTACTGTGCGCACCGATGTAGTTGTGTGCGCCGCTCCAGAGAAGGCATGACCGCGCCCCAGGTTGCCATAACAGTAGGGCGAGCAGTGGACTTTTTCCTCAATCTGGAAGCAATCCACGGCGACGCTGTAGCCTGGCTCGACCTGGAGGCCGAAGTTCGTTGCCGCATTAATGCCAGTAACGTTTTCTGCAGTTAGCCAGTACCAATCGCTGTCGTTGTCATCTGCCGTGAACGTCGTCGTCAGCACGACATTGTAAAACAGGCGACAAACAGCCGCGCTTACGGTCCCGCCATCGAGTCTGCGAACGCGCACTTGCAGGCTATGCTTGTTGGTGTTGCAGACATTGACGGATTGGTAGAATTGCTGTGCGCTGGCGTGGCCGTTGTCCAGGATGATTGAGGCGAAGCCAGCATAGATATACGCCGGATCGGTGTTCTCTGTGACAGTCAACGCCACATCGGAAACGGACCAGCCAGCGTCTCTGTCGGCTTCGTTGTCAAACTGTGTGTTGGTGGCTTTGTTTGTCGTTGCTGGATCGATGAACAGTGAGCCGTGGTCGCTGGTTCTGATTGAGCCTTGCGCCTGGCCCAACCAGCGGTCTCGTTTTGTCTCCCACGGATAGACTGGTTCATTCTGCGGATTGTGTCTGGCACGGCAACGCAAGGTCAGTTCTACATCATTAATCGCGCTGGCAGCCAACAACTGCTGCTGCCAGCGTCCGTTCACGGTGTATGAGATAGCAGCTTCTTTCACTGTGCCGCGCCCACCGAGCATCCGATAGCGGAAGCCGCGCCCGAACACGGTATCTTTGCTTGTGCCGTCTTTTTCCTTCACCGCCAGATACACCGGCTCGGCAGACTGACCCTCCAGGTAGTCAATCGCAGCCTGATTCAGCATGTCAAACTGGTGCAGCAAGAGTTTGATACGCTCGGTATAACTATCAGGATCAGTGAGCGTCAGCTTCATGGTCAACAGCTCTCCAGCGTCAGAGAATTCCTGCAGATAGAAGCTGCTGAGATCCGTCAGATTGACTTCAGTGTCGCCGTGTGTTAGCTTGACAACCAGTTGTGACGTCATGATGTTGGAATCCCATATCGATCGGCTGTGTCTGCCTGCTCAGCCAGCCGTGCAGAGACCTCATCTGTCACCATCGCGGCCAACTGCTTAACCCACACCTCTTCACCAAACATTGGTCCCGTGATCGTGACAGGAACACTGACGCTATGCTGCACGACAGTGACAGGTTGTTGTTGTGGAGCAGCAGCGCCCCAGGCTCCCGCTGTAGCGTGCATATCTTCACGGCGAAAAAGCGCTGGCCGTGGCAGTTCAAAAGGAGGCGTTTGCTCTACCAGCCGCCGGCCGCGTTTCAACAGCAATCCGCCACCGCCAGCGAATCCCTGCCAAAACGAGCTTACGGCTTCCTGGCCCATGCTGAACATAACCGTAGATTGAGAGTGCATATCTAACAGACTTCTGATTGATTCTTCTGCCGCCGCTGCTAACGCTGCAGCCGCTGCCTGCACGGCTGGCAGTGCAGACATCAGGCCGTCTGCCAGTGATTGACCGATCTGCCTGCCCGCGCTCGTCAGTGAGATGGAGGCCAGCATCTCGCGATATGTGCCTGTCAGCCAGGAGTAAAAGCCGATGAAGGACTGCTTAAGGCTCTCCAGGATGCTGTTCATCTCGTTGAGCAGCTCCATGAGCATGCCGGACTCAAAGCCTATCTCGCCCTCAGTGCCGGTCGATAGTATGCGCATGGCGTCGAGAATCGCAGTCACGAATTGTGCCAGCAGCATCTGCAGATCGCCCGCGCCGCCTGCTTCCAGCCACTCACGGATCATGCCGCGTATTTGTTCGATGCCGCCGAACAGCGAGATGAGATTGTCGCGGATAGCACCAACTCGCCCGGCCACATCTGCTGACAACTGCGCCGCTGATTGTATCGGGCCCAGGATGGCCTCAAACGCCTGACCGAAAGCGGCCAGATGCTCTTTGCTGAACGTTTCAAACAGTGTTACCGCGTTGCTGAGTATGCTCTCGTTGCGCTGTACCCACGAATTCGTATCCAGCAGTGCTTTGAGCATGTTGTCGAAAAACAACACGATGTTCAGATGTACAACGTGCAGCGACTTGCTGGTCACCTCGGTGACGCGATGCAAAACGTCGAGCAGGTCTGCCAGCGGCTCCATCGCCGTCTTCCAGCGTGTCAGAATCGGGCCAATGACCTCAAATGCAGCCACGGCCTCAGCCACGGCAGGATGCGTGCGCATGTAGTTCACGACGTCAATCATCAGATGTTTCATGTACTCGAAAAATGAGATGATGTTGCCGCCGATCTCATGCGCCTGAGCGCTGGCGGCCTTGCTCACTCCGTTGAGCACACTTAGCAGAGCTTCCAGCGGCTCCAGCACGGTGGCCCACTGCTCGAAGCCCTCCTGCCAGTCACCCAGGGTCCCTACCGTCTCGGTCAGCGCCAGGAATGTATCGGGATCACTGATATACTCTGCCAGGTCAGCAACTAACTGGATGATGTTATCGAACAGCACGCTTACTGCCAGTTTGAAGTCAGGCACTTCCTCTGCGCCTGCTTGCACCACGGACGTTGCTGCTGCAATCATATCTGCAAGCGGCTTGAACAGCTCTGACATCGTTTTGAAATCATCCTGCCAGTCGGTCAGCGCGGCCATAGTTTCACTGAGCTTAATGAACGACTTCGCGCGATATTCCTCAATCGCGATGACCAGGTCGTTGACGAAATCAAACATGCGCGTGATGGCTGCCTTGATTGCGTTGGCGCTGATTGCCTCGCCGGACAACCGCAATTCCTTCATGAGTCGCGCTGTGGCACCAAGCGCGTCACCCAGTTTGCCGAGCGCACCAGCCAAGGCCGGCACACTGGAGGCCGCCAGTTCTTTCATGGCCGCGCTAATGCCCTGCAGAGCGATTTGCAGTGGCGATGGTGAGCCTGGGCGCAACCACGAAGGCAGTTTGTCGGCTAGATTCCATAGAGCGTTACCAAACTTGTCAATAACGCCGCGGATAGTATCCATGACATCGCCAATCCGGCGGATAGCGGGCACGAGGTGCTCAGCGATGAAATCGCTAACTCGTTGCAAAATTGGATATAACACATCGAAAAGCGCCCGCGCCACCTTGATTATGATTGGCACTAGTACAGCCAGCGCACCAATAACGAGCATCGTTATAACTTGCGCCAGGCTCTTCAAAAGAGGCAACAGGTTTTCTACGATCACTGTGGCTAACGCCGATAACGCGGGCTGTAATGTTTCATGCCAGGCATTGCCCAACGCCTCAAATACGCTAGGCAGATTGTCCCCGATCCAAACCCCGACGGCGACTAGTGCCGGAAGCACGATATTAGCGAGTGTGCTGAACAATGAATTGAACGCGGGCAACAATTTGGTATCGAAAAAGTTGCTCAGGACTGCAATGGCGGCCGGCAATTGGGCTTGGAGCCATCCTGCCAAATCGGCGAGTGATGGCGATAGCGTGTCGATTCTCTGAACAGTTTCGGACAGGCTGCTAGAGAGATTGTTCCGCAGTGAGGTGACAATAGAGGAAATTGCGGGCGCCAGTGTTTGTCCGAACAGTGCGCTGAGTTTGGTTAATGCGCTGGTCAGACCCTGCCCCAGAGCACTGGCGGCCGGCTGTATCGCTGCTCTGAGCGTAGTGAATGTTGAGCGTGCAGTCGCAATTGCAGCAGGCAATGCAGATGCTAACCAGTTGATAGCCGTTGAAATGGCAGGCCCCAGTGTTTGCGTGAAAAAGCCACTGAGCGTGTTGAGTGCGCCCGGCAAACTTTGCCCCAGGCTACCTGCTACTGACTGCGCGGCCGCACCAAGTGCGCCGAGTACTGAGTTCACAACTGCAATCGCTCTCGGTAAATTAGCCTGAAACCATGTCGCTAGATTGACCAGCACTGGCAACAGTGTGCTCTGCACAAACGTGCCGACTGCCTGAAAAGCTGCGGGAAGATTCTCGCGCAGCCAGGTGATAGTCGTGGAAATGGCTGGAATTAATCTCTGTGCAAACACATCACCAAGCGCGATTAACGCCCCCGACATTACTGGCCCCAACGCGCTCGCTACCCATTGCACGACCGCGCTGAGTGTGTTGAATACCGAGCTTGCAGTAGCAATTGCATCAGGAAGAGCAGAGGCCAACCAAGTAGTAACGGAACGAAGAGCTGGCCGCAATTTCTGCTCAAACAGACTGGTAAGAAGAGTCAGCGCCTGGGGCAAAGCCTGGCCCAGCATATTCGCAACTGACTGCGCTGCGCCGCTGAGTGTAGCGAACAGCCATCGCGACGCTATGATCGCGCCCGGCAGCACGGAAGAGAGCCAGGCACTCAGCGTCGCAATTGCTCCTGGCAAATTGGCTTGGAACCACGTTACCAATTGGGAGAGCACGGGCAGCAGTGTGCCTTGCACGAACGCACTGATCGTCTGAAGCGCCATGGACAGGTTGACACGCAGCCAGTTGGCGACTGTGGAAATTGCTGGCGCTAATCGATCTACGAACAGACTGCTAAGCATAGCCAACACGTTCGGCAAAGTCTGACCAAGCATGCTGATCACTGGACGCACTGCCGCGCTGAGTGTGGCAAACATGGTCTGTGCAGTTGCGATTGCGCCAGGCAACACAGAAGCCAGCCAGTTGCCGAAGGCGACCAGCGCAGGGGTTAGCCCACTTGCAAATTGAGTAACCAACGGCCCGACCACGGCCATGATGGCCTGCATGGCTGGCAGCAGCGCCATGCCCAAATCCGTTTTCAGATTTTGCATCGTGACACGGAACGCCGCGAATTGCTGAGCAGCAGTGCCAACAACCTCCGGCATAGCAGCGGTGTTGGCCTTCAGCTTTTCCATGACGACGGCCATCATGCCCGCTTGTTGCTGTGTTTTGCTGAGCGCGTCGGCTTCGACTCCAAACATCTCTGACGCGCGCTCTACTGCATCTGACAGGCTAACCTGGATGCCGAGGTTGTCCAGAATCATCGGCGACATACGACCAACGCCGCGGACGAGGCTGGTAATCATGTAGTCCATGCTCTCACCAGTCGCGGCAGCGGCTTTTTGCAGGTACTGCATGGCGTTAGGAAGTTGATCTGCAAAGTCTTTGCTGACCAACTGTGCGGCCATGTTGTAGCTCTTCATCAGATCGATGTTTGTGACCATGCCTGAAGAGCCCGCTTGCAGCGCAGAGAGCATTGCCGTCGCGTCACCGCTGATGCCCTCAAAGGCCGCCTTGACGTTTGCCAGCGGCGCGGCGTCAGCAGCCAGCTTCGTTAGTGCACCACCAAGCGCGGCGACGCCACCAGCACCTGCCATGCCCAGGCCAACCGCGGCCTTGCCTATGCCGCCCAAGGCGCGTTTCAGGGGCCCTAATCCCTTGCTCGCCTGATCTTTCAGTTTGAGAACCAGCTCAAGAGGAATGCCTTTAGCCATGCTTCAACTTTCGCTGCGCTCGCTTCATGTCCGCCTCAATGCGCCACGATTGCGCAAGCTCCCACGCCTGCTGCCGATAGTACCACAGCCAAGCGTCACCGCGCAAGCGCATCAGCTCGTGAGGCGGGATGCCCCATGCCTCAGCTACTCGGAGATCTCCGACCCAGGCAGGGACACTGTCTCCGGCCCCGGCTGACCAGCGCTTGAGAAGTTGCCACTCTGAGGGTTTACGGCTTCTTCCTCAACCTCCTGCTGGCTCTGCTGTATCTCGGCGAAGAGCTCTTCTAGCTCATAGCCTGTGCAGTCCTCAAGGTCCTCATATGTCCACTCTGATCCAGCGGCCAGCAGCCGTTGCAGCATTTCCAACTGCTCAGATGTTATCGCCGGGTCCTCAATAACACGCAGCAGCGCCTTCTGTTCGCCCATCGTCAGCCGCTTCATGTCGAACGAAAACGGTTTATCCGGTTTCATTTGCACTCCCTGTTCTTATGTTAGCGTCGAGACTGCGTTCTGAACCTCGATCTCAAGCCAGTTGGCGACGGTGCTGTGATATGTGCCCGTCCAGCTCGTCTCGATGGTCATGTTCCCATCGCGGTCTGAGAACAACTCACCGGCGTCTTCCAAGCTGCCACAGAAATCGATCTGCGCTACCTTGGTGCCGCTTTCGGCTTTGAGACGAATCTGTCGCTGAATCAAAGCCGGTGCCAGAAGCGCGTCCACCACTGCCTTCGCCGTGGCGTTGTATTCCAGAGTCAGCGTGAGCGAGCCGTCCCAGCGGCTCTCGCCGTAGTCGTACGGCGTCAGCAGACCGGTGATGAAGTTCTTCAGGTGCCGCTTGGCATCCACACTGAGCGTAGCTGCAATCAGCGTGCCTGACACCTCTGTCGTTCCCATCGTGTCACCCCAGCCGTCCATGTAGACCTTGGTGTCTGCAGCGCGAATGGCCTCTACCGTGCGGTCGTTCAGTGACGCCAGGCTGACAGTGGCGATATCCTCGCCGAGGACGTTGGCCTTGACCTGCCACAGCCCGCCTGCTTCCACACTGATCTCCAGGTCTTTCATGATCGCGCCACTCAGCACATAGCTTGCGCCGCTTGCGCCATACTCCACGCTGTAGACCAGCGGACTGGCCTTGCTGGTGAGCGGTGCTGAGAAGCTCCAAGTATACGGCGACGCAGTTCCGGACGGGCTGACCAGGCCGAACAGGCCGCAGAGGAAGTAGAGGATGTCCTCATACGTCCCGACTGCCGAGATCGCTCCCTCCGCGCTCATTTTCACCTGAGTGTCCAGCATCGACGGACTCAGGTTGCCCAGATACGGCGTTTTTACGTTTTCGGCGACGGGGTGAATGCTTGCCTCGGCCAGGCCCATCAGCCTCGCTGTCGCTGCTACCGCTGTCCCCCACGTCGTTTCTTGACCCAGTTGTACGACTTTCAAATCCGTTGCTGGCATTTTGTACCTCCCATTTGCTATCTTCCTCATACACATACAGCGCAGATGCCGCTGCGCGTTGTGCATCTGTCAAGGCGCTCCACTCGGCATCGGTCAGATCGCGTGTAGGAACGCCTAGTACGTACTCTCCAAGCATACTTGCATATCGTCTACTCATTTTTGCACCACCGTCAATCTGATTGTGAATCCGTGGTAAAGCGTGTCCGCGAACGTCAGCGGATATGCGTCAGCGCTGAATTCATGAAACTGCTCTACGTTGTCACTGAAAAAGCCGCCCGCCTTCTGCTGCGTATGGTACGCATCCATGAAGCGCTTCAGCAGCGTCAGCATGTCCTGGTATTTTTCGTCCACGCCCTCGCCCTGCGCGACCGGCGCTACATACACTCGCACCTCATACGTGACATCCACACGCGGCATACCTACCGCCTGCTGGTATCCACGCAGCGAACCAACCGTAGTGATCGCACACGGCAGGTCTGCTGTGTTCAGCGAAGCGGGCACTGTTGTCGGCGCACTGGTCACACCAGTGATCGCTGCGTTCACTGTTTGTATCGCCGAGATGACAGTTGCAAAGCTGCTGATACTCATGCTACCGCTCGTTTGACATATCGCTCTAACATGATTTTGACATCGGCCGGCAGGCCCTTCGGTATCGTTAGCAGACCTACCTCCGGCATGGCGGTGACGTCGAACACCTGACTGTCTTTGTTGCGGTAGTGATAAGCGACCAGGCGTTTGCAGGCGTGTTCGATGTCGTCTGGCGCTGTCGTGCTGTAGCCCCATGTTCCCGCAACGCTGATTTCACAGTCCGTGTCCGTCGTCCAGCTTTTTGTGCTGTACAGCCTGATTCGATCGTAGGGCGAATCATTGCGCGGCAGCAGCCAGTAGTAGCTACTGGTTATCTCTGTTGCTGCACTATCGCCGTTCTTCAGCGTGGTCACGGTCAGCAGCTCATCATCCAGCCAGAGTACTTGTCCCTCGACGTCCGCCAGGGTGAAGTAGTGCGTTTCAGTTGTCGCAGTGAAGCGGCGTCCACAGTGGCTGTCGATTTGCGCCTCTGCCGCAGCGATGATTGCGGTCAGCAGCGCGTCATCGTTGCTGTTATCGATCCCCAGATATGCTTTCACGTTCGCCAGTGTTACATAACTCATTGTTTCACCACCAGTGGCGCGTCAGCAACTATCATGCCACGACACTCAACCTCGATCTTATCCCCAACTTGCCGCGCATAGTCTGGCGGCGTCAGAAACTCGACTCGATACAGTCGCTTCGCCTCTGGATCAGGCCACAGCACGCGCGGACTAGGCTCCATGCTCATGTGGCCACACACTACGCCGAGATGCGCCTTTTGCACGATGCCCAGCGCCTGACAATCTTCGGCCAGGTGCCAGTCACACGATGCAAAGCCACCGTCGTCTGTCCAGCGCTGCACTTGTCGCAGCGTTTCACGGCGAATCAGCGTGCAGCCATCGCCCACGCCCTGTACCTCAACCACTTTGCCCCACAGTCGTCGAGCCAACTGTGGCGTTTTACTGAGGCTCACACCGATTTTGCCGTGCAGTTCGGTGTAGGCGCTCCATTGCGGCAATCCATGCCGCCAGACATACAAACCGTACACCACGCCTGCGTCCACTGCCGCCAGCTTGCGCAGCGCATCTGGTGGCACGATCATGTCACTTTCGATTTCCAGCAGCGCATCGTAGTCGCAGGCCAGTGCATGTTGCCGTGCTTGTTCATATTTGCGCGCGATGTTCAGGTACGCTGTGCTTTTGTCATGTACGCCGCGGATGTTCTGGTCGCCGCCGACGAGGAAGAGATAGTCCAACTGCTCATCCCAATCCAGCCGGAAGATAGTCTGCAAAGCACGCCCGTACAGCCTGGCTCCATACCAGTGCTGCCCAGGCGGTTCCCGCTTGACTAGAACGACGACCAGAACACGCATGATCTTAGGCTACGATCTCATCCACTGAGGAGAGATCATACGCATTCGCTGGCTTGTAGCGCGTGACATCTGCCAGTGCGATGACACCAGCATCTGACGTTGCAGTGCCGACAGTGAGAATGCCTTTCAGGTAGCGCATCCCTGCGCCCATCTCTTCCGCCGCCACCTCGACGATGGCTTGCTTGTCATCGTCAGTGCCAGCGTCTGTCAATTGTGTGATCGACTTGCCTGACAGATCGCTGTAGGTGCCGCCAGACGTGGCGCATTCCTGCACCTTGAAGTCGAGCGTCGCCGATGACCCCAGAGTGCCGGCCATCACGATGAACATCACGCGGCGGTGATACCGCATGTCGATGACATCGCTCGATTGTGCGCCCGTGCCGTACGCATCCGGATCGATGCAGGCCACAATCGCCAGTTGTTCACTCAGTCTCTCTGTGTATGCCATGTTTCCCCCTTTAGCTCGCATCCGTCAGTGCGACGAACGGGCTGACCTGATTGCTGGCGTCTTGCAGATAGATCGGCGCGTCCAGCCACGGCTGGCCGTCCACGCGGTGCACAAAGCGCCACGTGGTCAGGTCGTTGATGAACGCATAGTCCGTGCTGGACTGGATGCTCAGTGCCTGACGATCGCCGATGACGTAGTAGCTGAAGTCAGCCAGCAGCACATCGCCTTCAGTCCCCAACGCCGGTAGCTTCTCGGTGAAGATCAGCGGCATGCCGTAGATTGTCCCCGGGCTCGGCCCCTGGATGTTCGGGATGAACACCTGGTTGCCTGCTGCATCTGCCAGGATGGCGATCTTCGGGAACGTGGTGATGTTGCATAGCCAAACGCCTTTTCCCCAGCTTGACGGCAAGAACTTCGCCATCATGCCGTTGATGTCCGCCAACTTGACGTCCGATGCAGTGTTCCGCGCCACAGTCAGCAGCGCCGGGCTGTTCAGAACGCCCAGCGGCTTGCCGACGCCGTTGCCGCGCAGAAAGTTGTAGTCCTCGATCCACGCTACTGCGCCACCGAACAGCCGCACCAGCAGTGACTCCAGTGCGACTGCGCTGTCAGCGAGCAGCTCATCACTGGCCTGCGTATAGCCTGCCAACTTGTGCGCCACAAGCTCCAACTGCTTGAACACCGGCTCGGTCTCCGTCTTGGCTGCGCCCTCCTCCGTCCAGGACGCGCTGAGGCCACCGAAGAAATACGTGCTTCCGCTACTCGGCTGCGTGGTCTGGTTCAGCATCGGAATCGTCAGACTACGCGCCTTCATCGGCTGGATGTACGCACGCGGCCTGACGATCGCGTTCTCGGCTGCGACCTGTAACACCTGCGGCACAAACTCCGCAGGCACCAGATAGCCGCCAGTCACACCCGCGCTCTCGGCCATGTCCGCGCGAACGGCGTGATAAACTTCCTTCAGCCGCTTGGTGTTGCCCCTGCGCACTGAGAGCAGGAAGTTGCCGAAGCTGCGCGTGTCAGCCACTTTGTCAACGCTGACGTTGCCCTTCGTTTCTGGAGGCGTTTCTTTTCGCAGCGCCTCCACCGCTGCTTTTACCGCGCTGTCAGTTGCTTGCTTGACCAACGCGTCTATGTCAATCTCTGCCATTGTTGTTTCCTCCTGTGTGTTCATGTTCACATCCTTCACATCGTTTACGTCGTTCACATCCTTCACATCGTTCTGGCTCAGCTCCTGTTGTGCCGCTGCCTCGCTAGTCGCCTTGATTGCGACCTCACTAGCAGCCTCGGTTGACACGAACGAGCGGACGCTGGGCGCAGAGCGCGCGATGACCTGCAACTGTTCGCTTTCCAGCGCCATGCGTGGTTCTGCAGGCGCAGTCGTCAGTGAATACTCTACAATCGGCCATGATGTGGCCTTGCCGTCCGTGAAATCCGCCAAGTGCGCCACGGCCCCAGTCGACCAGGATAGCGCGTTTTGCTGTAACAGCGGACGGATCCAATCCAGATACTCCGCATGGTTTGCCAATTGCGCTTCCACCCAGCGGCCTCGTTCGTCATCGCGCTCTAGCACGATGTCGCCGAGCACACTGGCTTTCAGCGTGTTGTCAAAGCCATGATCATACAGCACGAAGCGGCTAGAGATTTTATCGTCCCAGTAGTTGGCATCGGGAACGAAGTATGTGCCATAAGCATCTCTATGTTCTGGATCGCCCCACAACATCCCGTAGCCACCAACGCGCAGGCCGTCTTCGCTGTCATCCACAATCTGCACCGAACGCAGGCTCTTGGCTTGCTCCCACGGCGCTTTCAGGCCATCTTCGATTTTGTGATAATATGCTGCGACTTTGCCTTTGACTGCTGCCTGGACATCCTCTGGCAAATCCACTCCACCGCGCGAGCCCATCAGCACGGCAGCTACGGCAAATATGGCTCGCGGCACGGCTTGCAGTTCGCCGTCGACCACGTCAGCAAATTGTAGCTTGTAGCCAGTGACCTGCTCGGCCTTCTCCGTATCATGCGCAAAGAACGCCCTGCCGTACTTGCCCCAATCATCGCCGGCCCAACTGCGCACCCGCTTTTCAGCCGCTGATTGATCCCAGGCTCGGCCACGATCTGCCAACGGCAGATCAGCCGCGCCAGTCGCTTTCCATGTCATCTGATAACCCTCCTGATCTCCTGCTCAAAGATGCGGTGCCAGACCGCTGCTTCCTTCTGTGCAATTTCGTCAATGCGCTTCCAGCCATGCCCCGCGTGTACGTGTGTCTGCTCTTCCCCCATCACGTAGCCAGAGTAGCTGGCGCGGTTGCGCACCACAGCAGCCCACCGTCCGCGTGACTGCGACAACCACTGTTGTTGCAGCCGTTCACTTGTGTTGCGCCCGCCAACCGAGCCGTCGATGCGCGCCCAGCGCGGCCCGAAGTGGCGCTGATACCAGCGATGCGGATACGGCCCTGGCCGATTGTATGAGCCTTCTGGCGGATACGGAATCGCGCGAGTTTTGACATGCTCTGAAAAACGGCGCAGGGCCGCCGCGGCTGCACGCTGCAAATTGCCGCGCCCCAGCTTGCGTTCCAGTTGCTTTAGCCCCTCGATCTTTACCGTCAATTCCATTATGTCACTCGCTCAATCACGACTGCACAGCGGCAATTGGGATGCGCGGGCGGGCCACCCGGAAACTGCTGGCCCCAGACTGGCTTCAGTGTGTGATCCAGCGGTGCGCAGATTGGACAGACACGATCATCCTCTGCCGTCAGCCAGCGTTCCTGTATTTCTATGCCGGCATCGCGCAGGCGCTTTGCATACTGACTCTCCGCGGCAGAGAACGCGCTCGTTACCTCTGTTACAGCGATGCTCTCAGCGCGAGCCTTGCCGAACATCGGCTGCAACAGTTCTACCGCCGCATCATGCGTGATCTCGCCATTCGTCAACTGCGAGATAACTGCTTGCAGATGTTTCTTGCTCGTGGTCTCCAAGTCCTTGACCAACCGGCCAGCATAGCGCCTGGCCCACTCTGCTGCGTCAATCAGCACGTTACCATAATCGAGCCCCAGGCCATGTTCCACCGCCAAGGCGAGCATCTGATCGGCCACGATGCTGGTGAGCGCCGTGGTCAACACAGATAACAGTGCGTTGTTCAGCGGCTCCAAGTCCGGCACCTGGCCGCTGTCCAGATCAGGCGTGAAGCCGCTTAGCGCTTCATCCAGCGCCTGCGTCAGTTTGCGCTGCAAGCTCGTCTCAGCCCCGCTGCGGTCTAGTGCACGCACGCACGGATCAAGCGCGGATGACGCAAAGCGCGGATCCGCCAGCCTGAGACGGATTGCAGTCTGTAGCCATGCAGGGATGATGTCGCTCTCAAAGCGCCGTATAGTGCCGCGTTTGACACGGCGCCGCCACTTCGCCAACTCTGCCAGCACTTCCTTGCCTATCGGCACGGCCTTGACCGGTTCAGGCTCTGTCTCTGATTCAGGCACCGGCTCTGGCTCAGGCGCAGGCTCTGAGGCAGCCGTTGGCTCATAGCCGAGCTGCTCGCGTGCTTCGTCAGCGGTGATGATGCCGAGCTGAAACAGCTGGCCCACCTGCGTTGCTTTGGTCGCCTCGTCCTGCTGCACGGCCTCAACGTCCTGAAAGCGAAACTCGAAGCGTTGATTCTGTTGTGTAAAGAATTGCTGGTTCAGTCCCGCTGCGATGAGATCGCACTCAGGGAAGATGGTCTCATAATAGAAGCTCAGTTTGTGTTCGCGCGCCGTGGCGAAGTTAGCGGCATCCTCTAGCATGGTCTGCGGAATGCCGAAAGCGACCGCTATCTGCTGCCGCATCTGCGCGAATATCGGCTCAACATCTAGATCGCCCACCTTGGAGCCGATGATCTCGGGCTTCAGGCCGCGCTGCAGCACCGCGGTGCCGAAGGCCTTCCTCACTCCGCTGAACAGCCGTTCCCAAACGCGCTTCACACGCCGTGCTTCTTGTTCGTCTATGCGCTGATCAGATGTGAGGATCACGGCAGGAATTGCGCCTTGGCCAAAAAAGCGACTCAGGTATTCGTTCGTGTTATCTGCTGTTTGTGCAGCCGCCAGCGCCACCGCCGCAGGCGCAATGCCAGGACCGAGGTCTCGCGTCGGATTGAACAGGTGATGATAAATCACATCATCCGGCTCGAATCGCTGTCGACTGCCGCTCACAAGCTGCTCAAACGCCACCAGGCCGTCGCGCTTATCCACAATCGGCTCGACAGTGAACGGATTCAGCCACTGAAAGCCTTTGTGGCCGAATCGGTTCTTGAGCTTCAGCAGATATGATGCGCCTCGCAGGCACAGCGCCGCCTCGATATAGTAGAGCCAGTGCCGCATGCCATCGGCGAATTCCCACTCGATCTCGTTGTCAGCCGCATCCAGCACCACGAACGGTATGCCAGCGACGGATTGAGCGCGCATGTTGGTACAGCGATAGACCCAGGTCACATTGGCAAACGCAGTTTGTGCGTTGGTGACATCGCCGCCAATCGCTGACTGCTGCTGCAGATAGTCGAAAAACTGGTCGATGCCGATGCTGCGCACCGCATCCAGTCCGCCGCCGATGAGAAGCTGTGTGTGTTTCATGTTATATCTCGATAATCGCGGGGCCGCTGCTGCCCTGCGCAGCCCACCACGCCAATGCTAGTGACATAACACAGTCATCATGTACGCCCTCTGGCGCACTGTAGCGCCATTTGCCGGACGGCAGGCGCGTCATCTCGAATGCTTGCAGCTCGTTTATAAGTTGCGGCTCCGACAGTATCCGAATCTCTTCCTGCTCTAACGCTAGTGCCAGTGCGTTCACAATCTCAGCTTTGCTTTGATTTGTCGTGGTGAAGCCCTCGACCGGCAAACCATCGCGCTGCAACTGGTCTATGAGCGGCTCGCCCATGGCGTTCGCCTCGGCCAAAATCAGTGCTGGCTTGTAGCGTTTTGCCCAGGCTCGCAGCCGGTCAGTCTGAAACGTGTAGTCAATGCGATTGAAGCGGTGAAAACCGATCATCTCGTTGCTCGCCGCATCCAGCACGCTGATCACAGTCCAGTCCTCGTGCTTGCCCCAGTCGACGCCGAACACTACACTGCGGCCTTTGCTGCGGCGCTCGGCTGTCGCGCAGCGCATGACGTTGCGAAACACTGAGCCTGCGTCTTCGAGGAATTGCGCCTCATATTCCTGCCGGAAAATGCGTTCCGGCAAGCTGGCTTGCGCCGCCTCAATTTCGGCTGCGTCAATGTACGGATTGCTGGCCGTGGGAAACTGCCAGCTACGCCACTCGGCATTATCGCCCTGGCCGCGCTGCCACAATCGCCAGAACCAGTTGCGGCCCTTCGGCGTCGATATGAACAGCGCCTTGCCCTGACGGTCCGATAGCGCAGGCCGCAGTGCCTCCGACCATGCACGCTCTCGCGCAAATGCGCATTCGTCAAACACGACCAAGTCCAGTCCTTCGCCGCGTAGCGAGTCAGGATCATGTGCTGATTTGACCTGTACCCAGCCGCCGCCGGGAAGCGTCATCCGCCGCTCTGATTCGCTTTTCTGTACGCCCGGAATCTGCCGGACAATCTTGCGCTGCATTCGCCAACCGATGCTCGCCATCGGGAATGTTGGCGCAACCCACCAGGCGCGCCCCCCGCGCAGCGCCACCTCGGTACATAGCAACACGCCCAGGCTCGTTTTCCGCCAACGTCTGCCCGCAGCAACGACCCGGAATCGCGCCGGATGATGCCGTACTTTGTTTTGTCCATCATGCAATTTCGGCAGGGTTACTGCTATCGTTGTCATCTGCCCACGTGACAAGGACGTCCACGTCCCCGCTCACCTGCTGTTGTATGTACTGCGTTGGCTGGCCAATCAGGTAGGACAAAAGCAAACGCAGAGCACTAACGTCCCCCGCCTTGGCTCTTGCAGTGGCAACCTGAGCCATCTGCTCAACGTCGGCTTTTTTGACTGAATCCGAGAGCCATTTTAGCACTTGCTCCTCACGTTTACGCCGAGGCCGGCCCTTCGGATTGCCGCTTGTTCCCTTCTTCCAGCGTCCTCTTTCGTCCCTGCCACCCACCGTGTTACCCGCCTGCTATCACGAAACTCACGCCTGCACGATCACCCATGCCTTGCGTTCGTCCGAGAATATCCACAATTCCTTGACAACGCACTCTGGCAGCCCTGCACCTTCGGCATCCAGCGCACGCAGTGCGTCCAAGTCCTCGCCGTATCGCGGCAATTGCTTGCGCGCTGTGCGCTTGACTTGTACGAGCTTGATAAGATGCTTGCCGATAGCTACAAGGTCTATCGGCCCTTTACTCGCCGCAGATCGGACGACAGTATGAAAGCCGTCCTGCAGCAACTGATCTCGTGCCCAGTATTCGGCTTGTCGCCCTCGCTTGTATTGGCTCATCTGTGTTTGCGGCTCCTGCGCCACCTGGAGCCTATGCGCGCCGTTGACGACGCCTCGTTGTAATGCGTTCACCATGTGTGAGCGCCTGGCCGTGGCCGCCGCTAATTCCTCGCCGCCGGCCTCACCGGCCCCCACCAGCCCTGACCGGCGGCACAATCCAGAAAGGAGGAGATACGCCATTCTACCTTTGAATCACGTTCCTGTCAAATTTCTGCCAGAGACTTGACAATTCATCTTATATTCATCTTCCACGGCATTTTCGTACATAACCACTTTACAAACCATACTTATATGAATATTTTGTAATGTAGAAACGCGCATTTATTCATCTTCTATTAATCTTCGTATGCTATACTACAGACAATCAAAAACGAAAGAAGAGAAAGGAGAGAGATGAAAAAGTACGAGATGCTAGTAGAAGAGTATAGCGGAACGATTGCGCGGATCAAGTCGCTTCAAAAGCGACGGCGCGCCACATCTGCTCGGTATGAAGCGGCGCTTCTCGAAGCCCCGGATCCGAGCTATCAGGGCTGGAAAAAGGCAATGGCGATAGGGGAAGAGCTTGGCGAAATTGATGCCGAGCTCAGAGAGGAAGAGGAACAGGAAGAGCTGGATTACGCGATCCACAAGGAGTATGAAGCGTGTCCGTATCAGAAGACGCGCGAGGCCGGTATCCGCGCGTTCTATCGCGCGGCAGAGCTCGACTAGCTATGCACAACAGTGAAACTTGCGGCGTGAGAGGGCCGCAGAGAGGAGGGCACGATGAAAAAACTTACCGCGCGCAAATACATTTCAAACCGACTACGCGAGCAACGATGTCCGCACGGCAAGCTCCGGCCAACGCCGGAGCAAGTACAGCGTATTCACGAGCTCGAGGCAACGCACCGCAAATGGACGTGGGAGGAGAAACGGGAGTGGGCGCGACTACTGAAGGTAAACTGCTACGGCTGCCGCACAGAGCCGTAGCCACACAGCAGCACATAGCAAATGACAGCGAAGACAGGGCGGGTGAAAGGCCGCCAGAAAGGAGAACGATGGATAAATCGTGGAAGGCAAAGGAATGGGGTGTCTGCCCGTACTGTGGGCAGGTACCCGAACTGACGTTCGTCGTCAGCAGTCATCTTTTCGGTGACGATATGTTTATCGTCGCCGAAAGCTGCGCGCATTGCCACGTCACAGGGGGCAATGCTTGTGCGTTGCCACTGGATGACGCGGCGTTTCACGGAGACCCGGCGGATAAGCTGGCCCGCTGGGTCAACTCTGTGCTAGGGGGGGGGAAACATGCTAGCCGATTTGGTACGGCGCTTTGATCAGGCGCTTGATGAGCGCCTGGCCGGTCATCGAGCGGGGATCATTCGCTCCCCGAACGGGTACCACTGCTTCGTAGAGTCGCATGATGGCATTCGCTGGATGTCGATGGGACGAGAGGCAGTAGTAACCCACCGGGGGCAGGTTATCGCAGGTGGCATCGACCTTCGGCCAGCGCCACCGGCGCTAATCGAAAAGGCAATCGGCTATCTGCAAGATACCGATTGGCGACTGAGCAATATGTCGCCAATAACGGGCGACGTGTAGATCAAAAACACAACAGCGAGGACAAGGCCGGTGAGAGGCGGCCAGAAATAGGAAATATGAAAGGAGACTGAGATGCCAGGACGAGAGCAGTTTTACGTGCATGAGTACAAAGGCAGATGGATCGTAGCACAACAGGACGGGGGCACATTCACCGCCCCGCTACCCACTCCGCTTTGCAAGCTGACCGGCTGCTCAGCTATCTATGGCCCGCTTGCATACGTTGCCGGTAGCGCGTACAGCTACAAGCGCCGGGCCGATGCCTTGCGTCGGGCGCGGCAGATATATGGCACTGAGTGCACGCGCTGTGGCAGGTGTTTCATACCCGAGGGCACATGGGCATGGAACTGTCCCGCTTGTGCGGTGAAACAGAAAGGAGAGGAGAAAACATGATGTTGTTCGTGATAGCGATAGTCGGCATGTTCCTGCTGTGGTTGACAGACCCCGGCAGGGAAAATAACCCCTTCTGAAAAGAGAGAGATACATAAAGGCGAGGACAGAACGAAACAGGTAGAGGCCATCCGCCGTCTGGCGGATGACGTATACAATGATGCCACCCTGACGCTCTATGAGGCGCAGGGACTCGGCATGAGCACGGAGGCGTACATTTATAGCCTCTGGCAGGATGCCATGCCGGAAACCAAGCCTGACTGGCGGGACGATGCAGACACACGCCTGCTGCGCCGATTCATTGCCGAGAACGTAGCAGAATCATAACGAGTAAATGTTAAAGATTTGCCCGATTTAAGCTCAAACCCATTGACTATTCTACGAAAGCAGTATATACTGTGGACATGAGGAAGGTAACCGTGAGTTCTAAAATTGATCCGAAGCTCGTACAACGGGTTGACGCCTGGGCCGAGCACATGATGCGCACGCGCAGCAGTATGCTCGTGCTTATCATCAGCCTGGGCCTGGACGCCTTGGATAAACAGCGCTTGTTCACCAAGCCGCCGGAGACAGAATGCTCGCCCGACGAATCGTAGCCGAGCGCATGGCGCAGCTCCAGGCCGCGCATGATGCAGCCTGGAGGCTGTATTACGGCACCGAGACTGGACGGCTGGCGTTCACAGAGCTAAGCGCACGAATTGATGAGTTGAGCGTCATTCTGCGCTGGCTGAGAGAGGCGAAGGAGAGCGATGAATCTGAAACAGTTAGATGTCAGTGACGCCGTGCTCGACTTCATCGAGCATGGCAATTATGACGGCATCGCTGTCATCCCACACCAAGCCGTTGCTTGCCCGGTCTGTGGCCAGCCAGCTGTTATCGTCGAGGCATGGCTCGGTGGGCACGGCAGGCACAATGCCTACCGCTGCAGCGCTGACCGAAATCATCAGGGGCCAGTATTCTGGAGCCCCGCGATGAGGCAGTGGATACTGGGCGAATACGTGCACTTTGGATTCACTTATCGAATCGTGCCCAAGGCAGAATTGGAGGCAACATGCTGTTGATCATTGCATTTTTTATCGCGTACATGCTCTTCGCCTGGCGCGATCACGGGCATGACGATTGGCATTGTATGGACGATGATTTGCACGAGATCCGCAATGTGCGTCGGTGGCGGCAATGAACGTGTTAGAGCGAGCGCTGTACACTGGCATAATCTGCGGATTAGCTTTCGTGATCGTGATGGCATTTGCCATCACGGCATCCAGAAAATGAAAGGAGGAGAAATGACTGAAACAAAGGCTGCATACAAGATCGAGTTCAATCCAGCAGATCACATCCGCATTCAAGAATATCGGAACAGGAAAACGGGGGAAATTACGCGCAAGAAAATCTTGGATACAGCTCCCCGCATTGCCTGGTTTCGCGCTGAACATCCTATCGAATCCGGTTGGCAATTGGTCAGTGAGCCGCTGACTATCACCGATGACTACGCTGATTTCATGGCCCGCGTGATCAGCCCTGAGGGTCTCATTGTATCAACCGGGCATCGGCGAGTATGGCGAGCGAAATGGGCCAATTTCATCGAGAAGGCGGAGACACAGGCCAAAGGACGCGCCCTCGAGGGCGCAGGCTATGGTTGTCTGTACGCGCTCACGCTAGAAATCGATGAGGGCGAGGACGAAGCAGATATAGCCACCAGCGGTGTGACAGAGAAGAAAACAAATAGCAAAGCAAAAGTTGAGCGGCCCGCGCCGCCTGAGGTGGTCAAGGGCTGGCTTCATCAGAAAGCAAAGCAAAGATGTGGTGTCTTGGGCTACGCCCCACCGGACGGCGAAGGCGCTGAAGCACAAGATAACGGCGCGCAGTCCCTGGCTCGCTACGCTCCGCCGAGCAAGGAACAGATCGGCCTCTTGGCTGGCAAGATCGCCGAGGCACTACAGGATACTGCACCGCAACCGCGGTGGTTGATCTACCGCTGGCTGTGGGACACTGAGCACGGCAGGTCCGATGAGTGCCCGCCTGGGGCTATCCAGGCCATGCTTGATTGGCTCATCCTGGATAAGGACGATACCGGTGATTATCCGCTCAATCGCCTCGCAGTCCAAGAACTGCTTGCGATTAGCAAGCAGGCACAGAAGGATGCCGGGCAGGCCGATATCGACGACCTGTTCGGGAAGGAGGAAACCGCATGAGCCAACCCCAAGGCCCACTTTATCTGTTCGATCCGGAGGCGGACTATAACACGCCACCGTCGGACTGGAAAGAGATCGGCTCGCGCACTGGCTGGACGCCGCGTTTGATCCAGTACAAGGCGGAACACGATTGCCCAGTCTGCGGCGGCATGGGCTGGATCGGAAGCGGATACTGCGTCCGCCGCTGTCCTGTGTGCGATGGCAGCGGGAGGCGGAATGGCGAAGATATTAACGCGCCGCACTCTTGATATGCTACTCAGCAACATCGATGCCCCTGAGCGCGCGGCTATCATGGAGCATGATGAGGCGTTGCGGGCCGCGATAACAGAATGGCAACACTGTGCAGCCAAGTGGCGCGATTTGGCAATGATAGAGAGCAATAAGGAGAAAGATGAAAACATCTAGTTTCAAAAGCGCATTGATTCAACTGCTACTGTTGGGCTTGCTGTTGTCTGCGGCGCCGGTTCGCGCCGATGGCCCGACAATCTTCGACATCGTGCGCCAGACCGCGAACATTCCCGCGCCTGGCCACGTCGGGGCATTCGTGCCACCTGACGCGACGGTGTTCGCCACCGGCCCGCGCGCCGCGTACTGGGTGCGCGGACTGGGTGCGCAGAGCGGCTGGAGCTATACTGCCGCCAACGGCTGGCAGTTCGCAGTGAGCACACAGAATTTACAGCAGTCACCGCAGGCAGTGGCCGAGATACCTATACGCGTGCCTGCCTATAGGCCGCCCCCGGAATTCAGGCCCAACTGGGCCGCGCAAGTCGGCCTGGCCTTTATGCGACGCATCGGACAGATTGCGCCGCTCTGGGGCACATACATGTATATGCCGGCACTCGATAAGCCGGTGAACTGGAATGCGCCCGTTGTGAATTGAGTATCTGCTGCCCTGTACGTGACGCCGAGGCTCGGCAAGCAATTGCAAGAGGGCGTGCTGTGCGGGCAAGGCCCGCTCCATGCAGCTAGACGGCAGGGCGGCAAGCGATAGCGAATGAGGGATGGGCGGCTGGAGGTCGGCATAAATCGGGTCGCACCCGTAGTATAGACAAGTTCGATTCTTGTCCCATCCCATAGGAGCGGTAAATACAAAGAAGTGCAGCGCATGGCAGAATGGAAGGGGGCCGACGCCGCCCCCGGCCCCTATGCAGACAAGGAGGATACAGTGAGAACACCACAAGATATTGTTGAGTTCTACCGCGCTAACGAGCAAGGTGATTTCTTCGGCTTCATGCTCGAAGTATTCGCCACCTACTTGACAGCAGAGCAGATTAGAGAATTCTGTCGAGAAGATGCCGATCTTGCAGAATGGCCGGAACCCAACCCGCTTACTCGTGATGCTGTGCTCAACGAGATGCGCGAATACATGAGCTTCGCTTGGGACAAAGCAAAGCGTCATCGCGGTATTAGCGCTGAGCGCAGCGTACAAAGGATGGGGGCTTGGCTTTGGTTGTTGGGCGACGATGAGATGGTGGCATTCACCAAGTCAAGCGAGAACTACCCGCAATATGGTGCGCCAATCCTCAAGGCAATCTGTGAGAAGTATGGCTTCGCAATCCCAGATGATGAAGGCTTGATGCGCATGACGCAGGGCCTGCCTTGCCGCGAAGATTGCGATGAGGGCTGTGAATGATGGATTGGGATTATGAGTTTCTGGGTCGTTGTCAGTACGAGGATGGCATGTATCGAGGCCATCCGGCGGACTGCGGAGAGCCCGCAATTGCCATCGTCACATGGTTCGACGACGATGGAGAAGAGAGAGGTGAAATGTACGTCTGCGCAAAGCACCTCCAGCAAATTATACACACCGAGAAGGAGAAAAGACGTGGCAGAGAGCCATCTTGAAAAGCCCGCCGCTCAATGGCCTGATCGCCAAGATGACCTGAGTGAAGTCGATTTGAGCGGCGCTAACCTCAACGGCATCGACTTGCACGGAGCCAACCTCAGCTATGCGAATCTGTATACTGCCGACCTCCGCGCTGCTAATCTGAGTCACGCTGATCTCAGTGGCGCTGACCTGTGCGCAGCACAACTGGTTTCTGCGAAGCTCAATCAAGCCGATCTTAGTGGCGCTGACCTGTCCCGCGCCAATCTTCTCGGCGCCGACTTGCGCGGTGCCAATCTCACCAGCACCACTCTGGGCTGGGCTGACCTGACCAATGCCAATCTGAGCGGTGCCGACCTGAGCGATGCCGACCTGAGCGATGCCAATCTACGCAATGCCAATCTGAGCGGTGCCGTCCTGAGCGATGCCAACCTGAGTGGTGCCGTCCTGAGCAGTGCTACGGGTTTGCTCAATGCCATCGACTGGATGGCACAAAATCTGGAACGCACGGATGTTGGTTACGTTGTCTACAAGCAGTTTGGCAATTATTACAAGCCATCCTCGGCGTGGGAAGTTGCTCCTGGCGCAATTTTGCAAGAGGTGGTGAACCCTTCGCCAACGCGAGGTTGTGGGTGCGGGATCAACGTCGCAATTAAGGGTTGGCAGGGCTTCGTCCCCAACAAGCCAATTTGGCGCTGTCTCATCCGTTGGGAGTGGTTGCCTGGCGTGGTCGTCCCATACGATACGAACGGCAAGTTCCGCTGTGCCAGATGCGAGGTGCTAGAAGAATGCTAAAGATAACACAAGTGCCAGACCCACACCAGTATCACTATATCGCGTACGAGCTTGATTATGGCCCACTTGAGATTGCAAGAGCGTTTCAGGTTCGCTTCGGGCGCTGGCCGCGCTTCATCCTGTGTCCGCTTGGCACTGTAATCACGCAGAGCGAAGAGGGAAACGCGTGGTTAGCGGAACACGACATCACTGTGGCTGAGCATCCAACCTGCCGGCTGATGTGGCTGGCGGGGCCAATCGAAGAGGAGGCGAGAGATGCTAACAAAAGCTGATTGCGCGGCCATCAGGGCGCGCGCAGAGAAGGCCACGAAAGGGCCGTGGAGGGTAGACGAGTGGCATGCTGACAACGGCGCTAAAGTCAGGGGCATCGTCAGCACTGACACAGAGATATTCGGCGAACTGTACCCAAGGTCCAGAGATGCAGCATTCATCGCTGCGGCACGCCAAGACATCCCCGCTTTGCTGGATACCGTGCAAGAACTGCGAACGAAAGCTGAACTAATAGGAGAAAAAGCTATGAATATCCCAGTCGAGAATAGCCATGAGGCGTTTTACAAACACGTAGAGCAGGCCCTCCAACTACTAGGTCGCGCCGCAGACATCCTGGATGCTATAGAGGTGTTTGACGATCCGGTTGTAATGTTGCAGGCAACGCAACTGGAGGCAGATATACGCGCGCTGGAGAAGGACATGCGCACAGAATGAGTGGAAAATGGGCGTGCCGACACTAGATGACATCCTACGCATAACAGAAAGAGTGACTGTTTCTGTCACGGGGAGGCTAAATGGCTAAGATATTAACGAAGGCTGATGTGCAACGTATTGCCGAGCACACGTTCCCAGGCGGCAAGGTTGCAGAACTGTGTGACAGCCACCAAGCCCTGCGGGACAGGGCAGAGCGAAGATTAGAGTTGGTACGCAGAATGGTCGAGCTGTTCTCACATCTCGATAAAGCGACATTCGATGACCCAGCGGCGATGCTACGGGCCACCATGCTAGAAGCAGATGCGCTGGCAGAATTGGAGGCTGCAAATGGGGCATCTTAGAAACGCGAGCACTTGGGAGCTCTTCGCCTGGGGGACGGTGATGGCAATGGCCTTGTTCTGTGCTGCCTACGCGCTAGGCGGCATCGTTGGTATATTCTTAGGCACAGCTAAAGCGATGTATCGCAAGTTTGGAGGCGATGATGCTGACACAAGCTGAGCTGGCCGAGATCAGGGACATCCTGAAACGAGAACGTGAGAGCTTGCAACGAGGCGTGGACAACTTCGATGAGATTGGCGCATTGGAACCCACGCGCCGAATATGGCAGGAACGTATCGAACAATATGCGCGACTAGAGCACAGGATCGAGGAGGAGTTGACATGATCATCATACTGTTGGCCTTCGCAGCATTCGTCGTATTGCTCACGTATAGTATGTGTGTTGCGGCAGGCGAGGCAGATAGACGCATGAGAATGAAGTAGAATGGCCCAATGCCCTGAGTGCGGTGCGCCGCTACGCAAACAGGTTTCAGTCATCATAGATTGTCCGAGCACGCAACGCGCACTGCACAAGAAAGCTATTCGCTCAAAAGGGGTGAAGATTCTTTGGGCCGACTGGTGGGGTTCGTTGCTGTACTGCACGGAATGCGGCTGGACTCACCAAATGCGTGCTAAAGAGCGAGTTGGAGATAAGGAGATAAGTGTGAAACGACTAGATATGATTAAGGCAACCATGATGAGCCACGCCCACCTTTATGCCGAGAGGATCGCGCCTGTCTATCGCGTGCTGAACTGGCACTGGGACCTGAATGAAGAAACGCACATTCCTGACAAGTACGAGATACATGAAACGCTGCTCAAACTAATCGACTCGTTCTCAGACAATCCAGACAGCGACGCCGCCTCCACTGGTGGGCTGACCGTGCGTTACGAAGTCGAAGGAGATGAAACCATTCTCTTCATGGGATTCGAGGATGAGCAGATGCTGCTCGGCTTGCTCGGACCTGACGAATAGCAGTAAATAATTGGGGGGGGGGAGAATAGTGATGAAGGATAAGAAGGATTTGGCAGAAGATGGCATGTTTGCCGTGGTGGTGCTGCTAGTAGTATGCCCGTTGATGCTGGCGATACTGTTGTATATACTCGCGGCATGTTCGGTGGCATGGTGACGACGCCATAAGGCGAATTTGACTTTTCTGGCGACTTGTGGTAGAGTATGTATCATGGCTAGAGTGAGCAACAAACCGAAATCGAAAAAAGTGGGCAAAACAGCGCCGCGAGGCTTCATCGGTTTGTTGACTCTAGCCAGTCAGTAACCGAAGCCAGACGGCGCTTTTGCATTTACGCGAAGGGTGGGCGGGCATGAAAACCTGGATCAAGCTCTACACTAAGATAGTTGACAACCCCGATTTTGGCAGCTTGCCACTCGAATACGTCGGCGCGTGGTCTCTACTACTAGCTCTCGCAGGCCGCTTGGATGACCGCGATGATAAAGAGATAGAAACTGGCAGACTGGATACGCCTGAGCGCATCGCCTGGTACTTGCGCCGAGAGCTGACAGAGATTGCGCCCTTTCTACAAAAGTTTCAAGAACTCGGCTTACTCCACGAAAACGACGGCTGTCTGTACATCTCCAAGTACTGTGAATTGCAGCAACGTCCCCCATCTGCTCGGCCTAGCGCCGTTAGGGAGAGAGTGCAACGACATCGTAACAAGGATAAGGGACGAGCCAGTAACGACGTTACATCGAGCATGAAACGAGTACCAGATACAGATAAGATACAGAAAAGAACAGATACAGAGGAAGATACAGATAAGATACAGAGTAGAGTAGATACAGACGAAGACACAGAAGAGACGGCACTCGTCGTCAGCGTTCATCATCTAGCAGAAAGCACGTTCGACAGAATTCTCACTAAGACTGAAGCTATGCTTTTAGACGAAATGATAGATAGCTATGAGAGTATTGACCTTGACGGTTGGCGGCATGTCTTTAACGAAGCTGCGCGTCAAGATGTGCGAAAGTTGTCCTACGTTGCAGGAATACTCAGAAATCTTGACAAGCCTCGGCCTGGGCAGGGCTGGTACGAACAATACAAGCCACATATTCAGTCATGAGATATAAAGAGTACATCAACAGCCCACAGTGGAAAGAGAGAAGCCGGGCCGTCAAAGAGGCGCGAGGCAACAGGTGTGAGCACTGTGGCATCAGTGGCACGGAAGCTGTGCTAACCACTCACCACCTCACTTATGAACGGCTTGGGCGAGAATATGCCGAGGACCTCGTGGTATTGTGCAAGGTCTGCCATACGCTGGTGCACTCCAAGTTGCCCCCACTGCCAGAGCGCGATCACAAGGGGCTGACAGCTCAGCAGCGCGCCGACAAGAAGGCAAGGAAGCGTCACTACCATCGTTACAGAGAAGAACGGCAGAGGCCAGGACAATGGCAGTGAGCCTTCACCAGAAAGCAGAAAACACAGGTGCATACACTACCGAAAGGAGAGAGTAGCAGATGATAGTCTTATGTTTGGGCAGGTGGTACAGAGCCACGAACAGGTTCTTCGTTCGTGAGCGCATATACAGAAAGGGCTACAAGTGGACGCCTTTCTGCCGCCTCAAGAGGAGAAGAGGATGATACCGCCAGCGGTAGAGAGTGCCAGCAAGAAGAGGTAAAGAACAAAGGAGAGAAGGAGGGTAACGGTGGCAACCATAAACGTGGAGAAACAAGAAGAAGCTACAGAATTGGAAACATTAGCACTCGTTGTGGCCGGCCTTAGACTTGCGATTCGGGACTTGGAGAGAACCATATATGGTTACACTGACCCAGAATCGGTGGCCGATGGGAACCAAAAGCCAGCTATGCTGACAGAAAGGCTTTGGCAACTCATCCGGCAGCTTGAGGATTTTGTGCAGCGACTTGAGAAGATGAACGCTGCCTTGATTCGCCTTAAGAACTACCTGGGATGATACCGCCAATGATAGATTGGGACAAAGACATGATTTGCGCGTATTGCGGCAGCCTTTTCAAGGCGGGCATGGAATACGTGCATCCTGACGGCGAATGCCAAGAAGCGTTTGAAGATACCTTGAGCGAGCAGCCCGAAACGAATCTTGGTGCCTGTTCAGAGTCCTGCTGGAAGGAATACATGGCTATGGTCTACGCCAGCAGGCCGGAGATGTAACTTGCTATGTCAAACATTGATCGCCTTGAGGCCGACCGCATCACTAAGCAAACATCGGCATACATCCTGGATGCCCTTACGCCTAGAAAGCCGTCTTACACCGTTCCAGCGCAGCGGGGCGGCGCGAACAGCCTGGGCGACAAGTTAGTGCGCATCTTCTGCCGCGCAGTAGGAATCGCGCGGTTGCCCGATAGGAAGCAGAAGCCGTGGGCTAAGCAGCTTAGCAGCATCGCTCGTGAGTGGGGCGCCAGCGATGCTGAGGCTGTTGAGGCACTAGAGGACTTGCTTGACCCCGATGGCGAGCTCAACTGGAAGAGCTACAGCAGTCCGTTTCAGAGCGGTTTCATAGATGATTATGGACTGTATCTGGGGCGGCAGGGCGGGAGTGGAGAGCGGAACCAGAGCTGGTACCAAGAGTACAAGAGGTACATAGAGCGATAAAACGATAACCTGTAAAGGAGGAGACAAGATGAAAACGGTAAACATAACTCTGAAAGGCATTTCGCCGTTGCTGATGCACGCCTTTCCAGTGGTGCCAATTGAGAATCCGCCGCTGGAAAAGCGGTCAGTCGAGGAACAGGCAGAGTTGGCAGCATATCGGGATCCGGATTCGGGCAATCTCTATGTGCCTGCCGTCGCGTTGCAGCGGGCGCTGATCGCTGCGGCTGTTTACTCGAAAGGCAAGGGCCGCGCATCGCTGCAAAAGCAGGCCGCGGCTTGTCTGTATCTCTCGCCTGAACGCGTAGACCTGGGCGTCAGTGAGTATCAAATCGACAGCAGGCCAGTGGTAATCCCGGCTACCAGAGGCAGGATTGTTCGGCATCGCCCGCGGCTGGATGAGTGGCAAATCACGTTTCGCCTGGATTTTGACGAAGACTTACTGACACAAACGCAGGTGCGCAAAATCGTTGACGATATGTGCTCTCGCGTGGGCATACTGGACTTTCGGCCAGAGCGGAAAGGGCCGTTTGGGCGCTCAATGGTCGTGAAGTGGGAAAGTAGTTAGATAGCAAGTCAAGATGCGGCATGGCGGGGCTTGGCTGGGCTTGGCTGAGCGGGGCTGGGCTGGGCCCGGCGAGGCAAGGCCGGGCATGGCCCGGCGAGGCGCGGCACGGCTTGGCAGGGCGGGGCAAGGTGAGGCGCGGCACGGCAAGGCAAGGCGTGGTGAAATATTCAGGAGAGAGGCGCGTTTATGATCGAGCCCGCGTCAATTGTTGTTCACTATGCTTGCCGCTATGACAACGGCAGCCGCAAGCCGCGCGTCCGGTGGAACGGTGTAGAGGCAGAGCGAGCCACGGTGCAGGAGCTCTACTGTCCCTACTGCCAGTTTGAGTTCGGGCAGCCAGGCTGCCTGTACTACACTCCTCGAGCTGAGTGGCAGCGAGTTTTGCACCTTGAAAAGCGGAAAGCCGAGGCGTGGAGCGATGGCAACACGTGCAGGCACTGCGGTGCACCGATAACGAACAAGGCAACGTACTGCAACGCCTGCGCGGGGCTGCTCGGATTGAGGAGGCGCAAGCATGCGCATTCTACTGTTTCCGCTTGACACGCAGTGCCCGATGCCGCACGGATACTGGGTGCGCACCAGGCGGCATCTTGTAGTGAAGCTGTGGAAGATGCAGCCTTGGGAGGACGAGTTGTGGCAGGTGGCTATAGAGGCTGTGGCGCGTGCTGAAGCCAGCGGAATTGATCATAAACGAACATAGGGATGCTTTCGGGGACATGGATATGTTTCTTTGTGGAGATAGCAAATGAAAAGATGGCGCGTGCTACTATTCGCCCTTGTGTGCTGTTCATGCGTCAACGGCACACCGACTGCAACGCCAGTGCCAACGTGGACACTACCACCACCGCCGTGTCCGTGCGACACACCAACGAGACCACCCAGCCCGACAGCACTGCCCACCGGCTGGCCGACAGGCGTGCCCGGCCAGCCGACGTTCAGCCTCACGCACCATGCGTGCGAGGAGATCGGGGAGGACGTAACGCCAACGCCCTCCCTGCAACTCGTTTTGCGCGGCAAGGCGACCTGGTACGGCGAGCCGTACATCGGCAGGCACATGAAGAACGGCCAGGTCTACACTGGACAGGATATGACGTGCGCTGTTTCGTCTGCGTTTTGGGACAAATTTGGGCACAAAACGGCACGAATTTGTCTGGCTAAAAAGCCTGACAGATGTATAGAAGTGCAGGTAACTGACACCGGCGATGCGCAGGCGTTCGCGAAGCATGGCGTGGTGGTGGATTTGAGCATAGCGGCGTTTCAGGCGCTGGGCCTGGACCTGGATGACGGCGTCGCTGAAGTACAGGTATGGATGGAACAGGAGCTTCGCTAAAACTCGTGTCTCAGTTGGCCGATGAGATCATGGATGTAGTTGCTACCGCGTCCGATCGCGATGCCGGTGATGATGATGTCAAACCACGGCGATAGGCTATCGAGCTCGAAGGCCGAGCGGAAAAACAGCAACTGCAACTGCCAGGCGACTAGCACGCCAACACCTGCTGCGGCGCTGCGCAGCGCCTGCTGCACTACGGTTTCATCGCCACCGCGCGTTTTCCAGTAGTCAAACCACGGCGCCACCAGGTATTCAACAACACCTTCGCACAACACCGCAGCCACGAATAGTACCAAAAACTCGTTCATTTGTCACCTCTCTTTGATATCATGCTCTCATAAAATGAGATGTTCTGCTGACCTAGCAGGATCGGCACACCATCTATCACCATCACCGCGCCAAGCACTGTTTGTGGATTAGTGCTCATCTCTTCTTCCAGGTAACCAACGCGCCTGGCATCCAGGCAACAGCCTGCGTCGATAGCCCACCAGTTATCGCTGACGTCTCGCGTTATGCCCCACAGATGATTGTGGCCAGTGATGATATGGCAGCGATACTTGCTGGCCAGCCGCCAGGCCGTCCTGGTCGGAACGCGTGAGTAGTTGCGTGGATGCACTATGCGGAATCGTTCGCCGCCACTCTCCAGCCAGAACCACTTTCGATTGGTCGTCACGGTTAGTGGATCAGTGATGAATTCATCCAATACCTGTTGCAGCGTTTTGGCATGTTTCAATTGTCGCACTAGGCGGTATTCGTGATTGCCACCGCATAACACTCGCTGCGCGAAATTCTGTGCCAGCGTGTTCACGATCATGGCTCCGCTATCCAGCTCGTCCTGCAACTCGATGCCGATGCTGCGCCCCCAGTAAGATACCGAGCTAAAGTCGACGATGTCGCCACCTACGCCAACTGCGTCAACCTGCCACTTCAGCGCCAGGTCTATGACGCGATTCAGCCAGGCCGCGCTGTGTAGCGGTGCGTGCATGTCGAACAGCAACAGTGCTCGATCAGCTCGCAGCACTGCCGGTTTGTCCAATGTGAACGGCGATGGCTGTACCATAGCACGCAACTTGAGCCGTTCGCGCTTGCGAGCTATCGCTTTGTAAGTGCGATGATAGCCCTGAGTCGCGAAGTACTCGACGATTTGTACGTTGTTCAGGCCCTGCTCGACTAATTCGCGCAGCAGGTCTAACTCAGCTTGGTCGTTCCAGGCGGCTCTGGACATTATGCTGTCAGCAGTTTAGCGAGAATCACGGCGTTCAGTATGCTGAGAACGAATGTGATGATTCTATCCCAGTTGACGCTATGTCCGACCTCCTTCGCTTCCAGTACTGCCAGCCTGGCGTGCTGCTTGGATAACCACTCACCATGCTTAGTGATAGTGCCGTTGATTTTGTCCAAGCGTTTGTTGATTGCCGCTATCCCCGCGAGGATTTCCGCTCGTTCTTGTGCTGCCGTTGCCATCATTGCCTCTCGATTGTAATGTTGTCGCTGCTGAGTGTGATCAGTGTCCAGTCGCCTAAGCAGGCCCGCGCCGTGCACAACAGCATGGTGTCGCCGTGCCAGCGCAGATCATGATAGTGCAGATGACCGTACACATACGCCAACACGTTCGGCTGTTCAATTCGCGCCCATAGGCTGCCGCCAAAATGCCCATGCTCCGGTGGGTAATGACCGAACATGACCGTAGGCAGGCCGTCCGCAATTGCTGTATCTATCTGGCTCCAGTCGATCGCTGCACGGCAATTCAGGCCGATGAGCCGATAACCAGCTACGTCCCATACCCACTCGCCAGGTCCGAGCGCGACAGGCCATGTCGCATCGTGATTGCCAGGAACGGCTTTCCACGGAACCGCCAAGCCTGCTGTGGCGTCTATATAGTCTGCCCACTCGCTGCTGTAGCCGTGGTGCGTGCAGTCGCCAGTGTCTATCGCTATATCTGCGAGCGCGTTTGCCTCAGGCACAATCCAGCTCTGTAAGCGTTGCTGGCATATCCACTGCTCGCCGACATGCGCATCGGTGAAGTGCGCGATGCGCAGTGCTTGTCCAGGTACTGGCGTGGCACTGGGGATCGGTGTGTTCGTCGCCATAGCCGTTGCTGTAGGCGTGCGCGTTGCCGTAGGCACGCTTGTTGCCGTAGCCGTAGCAGTTGGGCAGACACATGTGCAGGGCGGCTCACACTGCAGGCCCGCCCAGGTGCTGCGAGGCACAGGCGCGTAGAGCATGAGCGCCATGATCATCGTCAGCGCGAGGAACATGAACGAGAACACATGCAGTATTCGTCTTTTCATCATGTTGCCGCCTTCAGTCGTTGCATCTCTACCTCCAGGGAGTGCGTGAATAGCTCAGGACTGATGGTGAGCCGACGCGTTTTGAAATCATACGTTGTCTTGGTGATCCGGAACACGCGGTACGTACCGCGCTCAAATGTCGGGAAATCTGCCAGCGCGATCACTTGACCTGGGCGCACCAGGGCCGGATTGACAGGCCAGCCCCAACGGTTATAGACGCGGTTCAAGGTCATACTGTTAGCAGTCCAGCGATAATCTTTGTGTGCCTCCAGGTAGGCATCACGCAGGTTCTCTGCCTGTGCCAGAGTTGCGTCAGAGCCAGCGTTGAGATCAGCCGGCTTGTTCTCGCGAATGCCGTACAGGTTCTGACTGCTGATATCCTCCGCTTCGTCTGTCAGCAGCTTGTCGCCATACTGCGCCCGCACGCGATTGTATGTCTCCTCCCAGGTTTGGATGATTTCAAATCCCTTCGCCAGGTCGGCCACATGGATGACATAATCTACATCCGCCAGTGTCGGCTCAGTGCGCGGTTGGTATTCGCAGCGGAACATCTTGGCAACACCGCTCGGTGTTCCAGTAGTGACTACCAATTGCGGACAGGCTGCTGAATCGCCATCGTAGCTGTCAAACTGCTTGCGCGTGTCCTTGCCCGGATCGCTGTCCGAGTCTATCAGGATCACGATCGGGCTGTCTGGTGACCATCCCGCCTGGCTGACGATCTCCTGCACCACCTCGGCGAAGTCTGGCGTTTCAATTGTTGTGCCATCGGCAGGCCATGTGGTTGGCTGCCAGGTGACGTACTTGTTGGTCAGTGTCCGGTCATGCGGCCACGACGCATCGAAATCAGCCGCATTGGCCGACAGCTCGCCATAGATTTTGCACTTGACTGGATTGTCTGCGCCCATTTCGCCCGCACTGGTCAGTACCAGTTTGGCGGTCAAAATCTTGGTGTACCGGTCGATGCCGTGCCCAGTATATTTCATGCCTGCACGATATGTGTAGCCGCTGGTATAACCTGCTCGCAGTGCAGTCGCGTCGTATTCATTGTTGCTGTTGTCTGACGTGCTGTGCGCATCGCGCACACTTGCTGTTGTGCGACCGCTGAAACTGCCTTCCACGGGCAGTGTGTCCTCCTGCCAGATGTTGAAGTCGTAGGTATTCGGTGGCGTGTTGTCATCGCCGAGCTTGGTCAAATCGGTGATGATCTGCTGGATCTGCGCTGCTGTGAAGTCCTTGCCCTCGACGTCGAAGCCTGAGTCGCTGAAATCGGACCAGTTTGGGCTTATGAACGAGAGATCACCGAGCACGCGTTGGATGACAGACGTTGCACTTTCGCCTGCCTCTGGCGTGACTGTTGCCAGGCGGTATTTCAGTGCAGCCCAGATGCCGAGTGCAGTAAAGACTCGTTCTCCGGCGCCAGCACTGCTGAGTTTCACCTTGTCGATCTGCCCAGCCCAGGCAGGCGCTTTGCCGCAACGCACGGCCACATACTGCGCACCGCGCAGCAGCATGTCGTGGCGGATAGCCCACGGCGCAGTGAAGGTGTACGTATAGTATCCTCCGCCGAGGACGGCGGAGAAGCGCTTGCCTTTCAGCGCCGCGTAGCGTCCTGTGGAATCGCCCAGCAGATTCCCGTCACGGTCATACACATAGGTGATCGGCGGCAGCATCGGCGAATGGCAGGATGGGAAACGGCTAGTCATTAGCTGGTCGCTCTCGTTTGATCAGTTGCAACGTCGACTGTGAAGGTGTTCTTGGTCAGAGTGCTGATCACGCCAGACGTGTTGAGTTTCTGGACGTCATATGTGCCTATCATCGCCGTTAGCTCCGCCATATCGCTTGCCTTGACAGTGATTGTGATGCTGCCAGTGGTCTCATCGTTCACAACCAATGTACCATTGCCAGCCGTTCCAGGCGCACCATTGAAATACAGCAGCCCCGCGGTTTCCTCAATCTGGATGATGGCCGCCGTATCTGCGTCTGCGACATCGCGTTTGGCTGTGAACCACAGCTTAGAGCGGTCAGCCAGGGAGCCGAGGCCAGTCAGCGTAGCACTCAATGTGTCACCGCGTATGGCTGTAATCGCAGAGCCGGATACAGCGGCAGCTACTGCGGCTGCTGCCTGCGTGAGAGTACGCGTTGCACTAACCCAGACGCCAGTGCCAATCTCTGTTACTGCGTCTGCCGCCAGTTCAGATGCACCGATGGCATTGGCCGCTATCTTCGCCGCCGTGATCGCATCGTCTGCCAGAACCACGCCGTCAGTGCCAGTGTCCAGCAGGATAGCGTCTACGTTGTCGTCTACTGTTTGCAGGTTGGCAGCAGTTGCCAGAGCTGAGACATCGGCTTTGTAATCTGCCAACGCATGGATGTTGAACGAATGCGCTGTGGTGCCTGTCACGCCGCCCACCGTCGCGCTTATGTATATCGAGTAGCTCTTGCTCTTCTCGAACCCGTTCGCTGCCGTCAACTGCACGCGCTCTGAGTAGAACCCTGTTGTATTCGCATCGTCCAGTTTCGCCATGCTGCCTGTGAGCAATGGCGTAGCCGTTTCGTCCTCATAGATGCGATAGCTAGGCGCACTGTCGGCATCCGTAGCTGCGCCGGTGCTCGGCGTGTGCGTGTTGCAAACGAATGTGAGGAAGTCATCAATCTCAAATGTGCCCAGGAACATGTTTCACCTCACTACCTGTCCGCCGAATATCGGCGCAGATACGCCAGTTCTAACCTCAGTTAGCGCATAGAAATTGCCGCTGGCCGACTTTGCCAATGTCCGCACATACACATCACGCGGTGTAGTCCCGCTGTTCTTCCACGTCAATACACCAGACTCCCAGGTATCTGTGCTATCTGTCATGACCTGCTCGGCCAGCGCCGAATTGCCAGCATCCACCAATGGATCAGCATGTTGGTCGATGATCTGCGTACGCGGCAGATAGGCCATGCTGGCATCCTTGCGCATCCAGTAATGCACTATCACCGCTGCGCCTGCGGCGATACTGAGGCGTTCTTGTTTGAACACTGGATAGCTTGCACTCTCAGGAATGTGTTGATAACTGCGATCTTTGCCCGTCGGTTTCACAGCTTCTGTACTATTCACCACGCCGCCGCGACACCAGGCGCGAAAGGCGCCTGCTACCTGATCGTGGTCTTGTGATTCCACATAATGCCACGCCATGCGGGCCGCAGAGTTGTAGCCAGCGTGTTCCGTCGTTCCGCCAAACGATGTGTTGTAACAGTATGCGACAGGAACCTCATATAGATCATTCGCATTCGATGAAAATGTCGCGCCTGAGATGGTGTGCCCGCTGCCCTCCCTGACGCCATACGTGCAGCCGCTCACTGTGCCTGAGATGGTGTGCCCGCTGCCAGAATTGACGCTATACGTGCAGCCGCTCACTGTGCCTGAGATGGTGTGCCCGCTGCCCTCCCTGACGCCATACGTGCAGCCGCTCACTGTGCCTGAGATGGTGTGCCCGCTGCCAGAAAGGGTGCCATACGTGCAGCCGCTCACTGTGCCTG